CTGCGCCATTTGCTGACGTTGCAGCAGCTGCTGGCGAGTGGCAACCAGACGTTGCAACTCGGCTGCCGCGCTGTCGCGAATACGCAGGGCAGCGACCATATCATCGCCGTTACCGGCCTCGGAGGCCTTGGCCATAATGGTCTCGGCCTGTTGGATATCACGCTGCGTGCGAGCGATCTGCTCCTCGAGAGAGCGCGTCGTGCTGAACGCGGCGAACCCTTCAATAGCAGCGAGACGCTGTTGCTGGGCGGCAACGAGTTGCCTAAGTTCGGCCAATTCGCGCTGCTGCCTCTCACGCGCGCGTCGCTGCATCTCGCGGCGCTTCCTGCGCCGCTCGCGGTTGGTGTTGCTTGGCGTGACGTCGGCCTCGCTGTCTTCCTCGCTTTCGGCCAGACGATCGTCCTCACCGTCATCCTCGTCGTCCTCTGCCTCGGCCGCAGGCGTCTCCTCGGGCGGCACCTCGACGGGGATCAGTTCCTCTTCGATGTTGTTGGTGTCATCATTCTCAGTATGCGTTGTCATGACCAGCTCCCTTCTGTAGCTTTATCGATCAGATGAAGGCCTTGATGGCGAGCGGGTCGCCAGTGACTTTGCCGATCAGATCGAGGTCGTTGAAGATAACAAGAAGAGCTTCACCCTTTCCGTCTGCCGTTTTGACCGTCCAGCGATCGCCGCCATACTTGGGCACGCGCACGAAGTCTCCCGGCTTGCACCAGCTGCCTTCGGGCCAAGGCTCCATAGTCGTGCGATTTCTAAACGCGAGCTCGCCTAAGCGGAGCACCTTCGCAACTTGGGTGTTCCAGCATTCCGTCTCGCGGGTCTCGTCAGGGATGATGATGCCGCCCTTGGTCACCGTCTTAGCGGTGCGGACCTGCACCAGCACGCGGCTGCCAAAGGGCTGTATGCCCGGGTCGCAAGGCGGGAACGCCTCGTCCAGACCATCGTAGGCAAACTCAACTTTATTAGCAATTTCATACATCTGCGCTTCCTTTCTGTGCGGTTAAAGATCGAAGTCTTTACGCTCCTTCTCAGAGATCAGGTCAAGAAGCAGCTTCTTAGCGATGTCCAAACCGGCATACATGCCGATTGCCCGTCCATACTCGAACGCGTCGCGTCCAGCAGGGCGCTCCAGCGCATCGCGCGCCAAGCGCGCTTTCTCGTTCTCGAGGCGCTGGATGTACTGCTCGATCCTCACGCAGGCGTCCGCTGGCTGGGCTTGGTCATCTTCGGCTCATAACCCATCTTCATGAGCTTATGCATGTTGGTATTCTGAGGGCCGCAGCCGGAATTGTGTCTGGCAGCTTTGCTCTCGGTGTCCTTCTTCATCACAAACCTCCCGGGTTGGGGTTGATGCCGGTGCCAGTGCGCAGGTTGCCTCGATCTCCGGCGGCGATCTTAGCTGCGGTTATCTCTTTAGCCGTGAGGTTGTCAGCGGCGTTCATGGCCATCTTGGCTTCGCGATCGGCGGCTTCATCTTCGCGTTTCGCCTCGATCTTGCTAGCCTCGACCTCCAATTGCTTTTCGCGGTACTGCTGATCAGCTGCCAAGCGCTGTGCTTCGAGGTTGAAACGCTGCTGCGCCTCCTGCGCTGCCTGCCCCATCTGCTGCAGCTTGATCTGGCCTTCGGTCTGGATCTTCTGGCCTTGCAGCTCGATCTTCTTGGCCTCAAGCTCGACGAGCGGATCGCGCGGCATCTGCGACTGCATTTGCTGCTGGATCTGCGCCAGCATCTGCTGCGCCTGCTGGATGACAGGGATGATCTGGCCGAACACACTGCTACTTTCGCCGATGACGTAGGCCGACGCCTCGGCGAGCATACGATCCAGCTCGGGCTTGGCTTCCGGCTCCTCGTTGATGTCGCGCATCAACTTGTTGACATCCTCGCCAAGCGCGGTGCTGGCGATGTTGGCAGTCGAAGCAACGTACCACAGGACCATGTGCTCGCGCAGGTGGTTAAGCATGATGGGAAGGAAATCTGGCGCGAAGAGAGGGTTCATGCCGAAGGATGGCGACGTCATGAAAGCCAAGTGCGTCTTGAGATGGGCGATGTGGTCTTGATCGGGGAAAGCCGTGATCGGACGGCCCAGAGACGCAGCCACGTTCTCGTTGACCGCGTTCTGCTCGCGCGGCTCTAGGGGTGGGTTGAGAAGATCGGTAGCGTTGGGAATCTTGAGCGTAGCCAGCAAGCGCTCCTCGACCTTGCGCAGGTTATAGAGCTGAGGCAAGGCCGCGGCGCGCTGGGCGACAGCCTGCACCTGCGCGTAGCGCTGCGTCTCGCTGAAGATGTTCGGATCGCTGACCGGAACGACATCCAGCTCACCATCGAAGTCCTTACGACTGGCGATCAGCTCGCCTGCCTCGCGCTCCAGCCGCTCCTCGTCGAGATAGCTGCCGTTAAGACGGTCGAGGATGCGCAGCATGCGCGACATCGACGAATGCAGGCGAGCGTGGATCGATGAATAGACGGCCGCGCCCTGCTCGATCAGAGCAAGCGTAGTGCCGACCGGAGCGTTAGGGTTGTAATCTGCCAGACCGTCAAGACTGGCGCGCACGACGCTCTTGCCTGCATCAACAAGAAAGCCGAGCAGCTGGAACAGCACGGGCGACGGCTGCGGATAGGGCAGGGGCATGGCCAGCTTGCGCACGTCATCGACGTTAACGCCGCCCTCGATCTCGACGATCTGACCCGACTGGATCTTGAGCGACTGGCCGCCAATGCCAGCGCCCTTGAGCTTCACCATCGTCTGGCTATTGGCGATGAACGCGCTGTCGAGCAGCGCGCGCAAGGCGCCGGTAGCGGCACCGCTCAGACTGCCGATGATGTGCGGCAGGCCGATGGCGTAGGCACCGCGCCAAGGAATGAAAGGCCATTCAACAAACCAGTCGATCTCTGTCTTGCTCTCGTCACCCTCTTCCCAGTTACGGTAGATCGAGAGCACCTTGCCTGAGGCCTTATCGATGCTGATGATGTAGGGCGCCGGACCATCACCCTCGATGTCCGCCATCGCGAAGATCTCGAATATCGTGCGCAGGCCATCCTCGTTGTAGCCGCTAGCGCTACGCCCTTCGATCTTATCGTTGGCCTTGCCGCTCTCAGACTGCTCAGGCTCCAAGCCGGCGGGCACGAGATCGACGTCGCGATACATGCCTGATTTGACGCGTTCCTCGAACGTGAGCTGGGTGACGTACTGCACATGCGTTTTGCGCTGTGCGGTGTAGAAATTGGTCGCAGCGTAAGGAAGGTAAATGTCGTCGATCGGCACGAACAGCGGCTCTGGGCGGTTGCGCTTCTCATCCCACGTCAGTTTGAGATACTGCGAGCCGCCCATCGGCACCTGCGTGATAAGCTGCTCCAGCTCCGCACGGAAATCCGGGCATTGAACGGTCAGCTGCCAGTTGATCAGACGCACCTTGCGCTCGGCCTTGGCCAGCTTCTCCGGCGTGATCGGAGGGACGACATTGTCCTTCGCCGGGCCGCTAGGTGGGAACAGCTCCTTCATGACGCGAGCTGCGAAATCGATGCAAGCCTCGGTCATCATGGGATGGACGACCCTACTCGCACCCTCAAAGTCAGCTCCGCCGGGCGCGTCATTGCCGAGGCCAGTGCGCCGCAAGCCTTCCTCGTACTGCTCGTCGCGCTTCTTGCGCGCCTCCTTGTCCTTGGCGATCAGATCGAGAAAGGTAGAGGCCAGACGGTCGAGCTCACTTTCCGGCAAGTCCAACGCGAGGTTGCGCATGAAGTCGCTGTCGCGCTCAGGCTCGTCCTCATCGAGACGGATAATCGCCCCGCCGTCGGGCGTGTCGATGACATCGACGATCTCATCGTCAATTTCGACCATCTCACCGAGTTCGTCTTCGTCCATGCCCGTTCTCTAAACAGCGTAAGGGTTGCGCACAGGCTTTTGGGGAGGCAGCACAGTCGCAGGTTCGTTATTCTTTAGCACCGTTACTAGCCCCTTGTCGATACACAGCCGAACAGCCTGCGTCATAGCGTCGACGTAGTCGTCGTGGCGAAGGCTGCGCGGGCCGGCAAACGCGCACAACTGAGCGAGCATCGGCTCCACCCACGTGCGCGGCCGCCCGGGCTGCTTCTCACTCTCGGGTAGCCATACGCGCTTGCGACGGAAAATGTGACTGACCATGTGCAGGCGCGCTAGCTTGTCGGCCTTGCCCGGATTGTAAGCGTAGGCGAATATGCCCTCGCGCTCTAGCATCTGGCGCAGGCTGATGCCGCTGCCCTTATCCTCGATCAGGCACAAGTCTGGCTTGCGCCCAGACGTGCGAGGCTTGTCGCTGCCGAACATGGGTTTGATCAGCGCCGCGTCCTGATCGTCGCCGTAGGACACCTGCAGCTCGCGCTTCACGCGCTTGATCAGTTCGGGCATGCCCAGCCGCTCGCTCCAACAGTCGAGCACCATGAGATGCCGCCCGCCTTCCTTGTCCGAGAAACTCCCCAGCACGACGCACGCGGTGCTATCCGGATCGCCGCTGCGCTTGTCGAGCGTGGCTTCGGTGAAGGCGGTGTCGAGGGACATGACGATGTAGTCGAAGGGCGGCAGCGGGCGGTTTGCAGGCCAAAGGCGGAAATCGCTGCGCTTGATGATGCCGCTCTCCTCGGGATCGATCAGCTCGCCATAAAGCTCCTGCCGCCCGAGCGCCGTGCCCTCGTACTGCTCGAGTTGCCGAAAGAAGCTCTCCGGCAGATTGGCGCGATTGTCATAGGTCGAGCCGCGCACGATGATGCGCCCCTCCTTGGGCGCGATCAGTTTACGAATGATGTCGCGCGGCTTGGGTGTCGTGGTCCACAGGATCTGCGGATGCGGGCCGAGACGCATGCCGAAAGCGGCCATGTCCCACACCTCCTCGGCATATGGCCATGCGGCCAGTTCGTCATACCAGCCGCGACAGTGCTGCGGGCCGCGCAGACGCTCGGGCTTCTCGGCGGTGAAGCCCCGGATCGTGGCAGTGCCACCAGCGCAGTTGCGCATGGTGATCATAAGGACGTCCGACCTGTCGTATTTAACGATCAGCTCTGGCGGAATGACCGATAGCAAGCCGCTCTTGCCCTCGAAGCAAGTGAAGCGGACATCCTGATAGGTCGGCGCGATGACGCAGCTGGGCAGGCCGCTCGGATCCTCGTAGACCGCTCGGCCGAGCCACTCCGCGCCTACGCGCGTCTTCCCGTATCCTCTCCCCGCCAGAAACCCGATCTCTGTCCAATCGCCTTCCGGGACTATCTGGTCGGGCCGCGCTGTCGCCAGCCAACGGCTCTGCCACGCGATAAATGCGCGCTGCCTCTCGCTGAGTCGGTTGAGGGGGTTGTCAGTCACGCTCCCGCTC